GCTGTAAATATAATTGAAATAACAAGTACTTTTGATATGATAATATCAAGATGATTCAATTTTACAAACCAAATTCTAAAAACACAGGAAATGCATTCGGCTTCCGCTTGGGGATTCAAGGAAAGAGCGAGACTCCTTGCCTGTACATGACTGCAATAAAGCAGCACTCTTGGAATAGCAAGAGTAGAAGCGGCTCTTTTGCAGAGAATGCTAAAAACCCAGAAAAGTGCGCATCTGTTAAATTTAACGAGAGTGAGCTTGGCGGTTTTATTTACGCTATACAAAACTATGATAAGTTCAACGCTTTCCATAGCTTTGATGATAACAAAACTTCAATATCTTTAAGCCCTTATACAAAGAATGACGGAACAAAAGCTTTCTCCTTCTCTGTTTCGAGAAACTCAGCCAACAAGTTTGGCATCGGTTTGGAGATGTCTGAAGCTTACTTGCTAGCAGAGTATTTCAAGTTTGTTCTAAACGAGATTTTCACTTACAAGACAAACAATAAGTAATGAAAAAGAAAACCGTACTCATACATTCTAATTTTTGCAAAGCCTTTACTGGTTTCGGCAAAAACCAAAAGAACGTTTTAAAGTATTTATACAAGACTGGTAAATACAAAATCGTAGAGGCTGCGAATATGAAGGTTGCAGGAGACCCTGCTCTTGAGACTTTACCTTGGGATTGTTATGGCACTGTTTCTAGTAACCATCAATCCAAATCTCAAGAAGACAAGAGGAGTGACGGTTACGGTTTCTTTGAGATAGATAAAATTGTCGATAAGGTCAGACCAGATGTTTATATCGGCTCTGAAGATATATGGGCTTTTACAAATTTCCATAATAAGCCATGGTGGAATAAGGTAAGTTGTATGGTGTGGACTACATTGGATAGTCTACCTCTTTTGCCTCAGGCTGTTGAATATGCTCCTAAAATTAAAAATTACTTTGTATGGTCCAGCTTTGCAGAGAAAGCTTTTAAAAAGATAGGTTACGATCACGTAAAAACTCTTAGAGGTTCTCTTGATGTAGAAAACTTCTACAGACTAGAAGATGAGAAAAGAAAACAACTAAGATCTAATCACGGCATAGAAGAGAACGATTTTATTGTCGGTTTTGTTTTCCGAAACCAGCTTAGAAAGTCAGTGCCTAATTTGCTTGATGGTTTTAAATTATTTAAAAAAGACAAGTCTAATGCTAAATTACTACTCCACACTCACTGGTCAGAGGGTTGGGATATAATGAGACTTCTTGAAGAAAAGGATATAGACAAGGAAGACATCCTAACTACTTACTTTTGTTCCTCTTGTAACTCTTATCATGTAAGAAGTTTTATTGGTCAAGAACAGACATGCAGGAGTTGCGGAGAAAAGACCCTGAACACAACCAATGTTAGCGCAGGTGTTTCCGAGGATCAGTTGAATGAAGTTTACAATCTTATGGACGTTTATTGCCACCCGTTTACTAGCGGTGGTCAGGAAATACCAGTACAGGAAGCTAAACTCACAGAACTAGTGACGTTGGTGACAGATTATTCTTGTGGCGAGGACAGCTGTTCGGAAGAGAGCGGGGGGCTACCTCTCAGCTGGCATGAATACAGAGAACCTGGCACTCAGTTTATAAAAGCTTCTACTGACGCTGACAGCATTAAGCAAATGCTAGATAAAGTATTTAATATGTCCGACAAAGAAAGATCGGACATGGGAAGTCTGGCTAGGTCTTGGGTTATGGATAATTTTTCTATAAATGTCATTGGTAAAAAACTAGAGGAAATTATAGATTCCATGCCTTATCTAGACGAAGATACAGACATAAAAAACATTTCATACAATGAACTTTACGAGAAGCCTGAAGGCTTAGATGACTCTGATTTTGTAATAGATCTTTACGAAAACATTCTTAATGATTACGTAGATGAGAGGACTGACGGGTTTAAGCATTGGATGACTAAATTAGAGTCTGGAGATATTGATCAAAATGCTTTGTATCATCATTTTATAGAGACAGCAAAAAAAGAAAACCTTAAAAAACCTATAGTTTTTGAAGACCTGTTATCAAAAGATGACGAGGGTAATCGTGTCGCTGTTGTTATACCAGAATCTGGAACAGATGTATTGTTTATTAATTCTCTTCTTAAGAACCTGCAGAAAAAACACAAAGGTCACAACATATACATCTTTACTAAGCCTGAATTCTTTGAATATATAGAAGACAACCCTTGTGTTTATAAATGCATAGCATACTCAGATGCTTTAGATAATCCTATTTCACTAGAAGGTTTTGCCAGTCACAAGGGGTTCTTTGAGGCTGCGTACTATCCTGCAACTACAACACAAAAAGTCCCTTGCTACATACATAACGGAAAATAATATGCCACATTTACTTAAAGAATACTCCAAGAGTTTAGAGGTTAATCCTAAAAAACCAATTGTCAATAAACACTTTTATCCTGTTACTCCAGACAGATATATAGTGCTTTATAACGAACAAAACATAAGCTCAAAAAATTACAGATACTACTCCCTTGTTATTGATCTAATCAAACAACAATTAAAACAAGAAAACATAAGCGTTGTTATCATCGGTTCTGGTAAAGATTTAACTAACAGGGCGGACTATATTCATCCTAACTTAAGTTTCAGAAAGAATTGTTACATAGTGTCAAAGGCTGAGTTGTTTATATCTATAGATAACGCTCTGACTCAGTATGCTAGCAGTCAAGGTGTTTCTGTCGTGAATTTGTATGGCAACATATACCCTTCGATAACCACGCCTTACTGGTCTAATAAAAACAACAAGATAGACATCAGTCCAGAGTGGGATAATAAGCCGTGCCTTGGTTTGCATGATCCAGAAGATTCGATCAACAAAATACCTGCTGAAGAAATTGCTGAATCTATACTTAAAATACTGAAGCCTAACAAAAAACTTTCTGTTAATTTTAAAACCAAGGTTACAAATAAAATTAAAGATTTTGCTATAGATGTCATACCCACAAACTACAAAAACATTTCTATCTTTAAAGATTCGATCTTAAACCTAAGGCTCGACAGAGGTGAAGTGGACGATAAAGCTTTTTATGATTATTGTTCTAATCATATGTGTGACATTACGATAGAAGATAAGGTTTTGCAGCCTCAAATTATAGAGAGTTTCTCAAAAAACATAAACTGTATACATCTAATTTTAAATAATAAAATAGAGAACATACCGAAAAAATACTTCGAGCTGTTAAAGAGATTAAAAATCAAATTAAAGATATTAGTTAAGAATAAAGACATACTAGACGATATTAGGTTTGACTATTTCGATCAAGACGTTGAATTTTATGATCCTCCTACTAAAAAGCCAGAAGGAATTAGTTTAGATGACAAATTCTTCTCTTTTAAATTCGTTGTTGAGGGGGACAAAATGTACAAATGTACAAATTTTTGGAAAAATAAGATTGACTCTGATGATAATATAGTGGATAATGCTGATTACTGGGAAGAATCAGATTACTTTTATATTTATGAACAAGACAGACACTAAAACAAAAACATCTAAAGCAACAAAGAAGCCTTCTAAAAAGACTGCCAAAAAAAAGCAAGCTACTAAAGCAAAAAAGCTTTTTGGTCCAGATGTTTACAAGAGAGATCAGCATGGTCTTCTTGATTGCGTTGACTACATTTTCAATGAAGATGGCTCGGTTGATTGGAGAGCTATGATTAAGCCAGAGTTTCTTTACCCCAATAAAGGCTGGTTTGAAATGAGGGGACAGCAAGTCCCAAGCTCCACAGAAGGACTGAGGGACAATCAACTTTTAATTATGCTTGGGGGAATTAAGGACCTTGCTAGATTGAGGGGATTTCACTCGGTGAGTTATGATGTGAGAAATGTAGAAGATGGTTATGTAACCGCTCGTTGCGATATAGAGTGGATTGGAAATTATGAATCTGCAAACGATAAGGTTTGTTACGAAGATTACGCTAATGCATCGCTAGAAAATACAGATGCATTTTGTGAGAAGTTCTTAGAAACTATCGCTTGTAATAGAGCTTTTGTTCGTTGTGTTAGAAACTTCCTTAACATTCATATTGTAGGAGCGGATGAAATAGATAAGTCTGGCAACAGATCTTCCACCAACCAAAGCAAAACTGCTACTGCTCCATCTAGCAACGCCCCTATAACGCCTTCTGGTCTACTAGAGAAGACACTTAGGGACAAACACAGTGTAGATTCCTTCGATGCATTCAAAGACGTTCTGAGAGCATTATGGAAAGACGGTAAGTATACTAATGAAGAGGTTAAGGATTGGTCATCTTTTGATGACATCTCTGCTAAGGAAGCAAGAAAGCTTATTGGTATTATATCTAAATGATAAAAAGAATAACAAACCCAGACGAATTCAAGCGGTTGATCTTAGATATGGACGAACTGTTTGACATCGAAAATGTAGAACAGGGACACGCTTGTGATCTTAGGCATAATAAAGATACAATAATTACTGCTTTTTCTAACAAGCAACTTCTAAATTTCGATGTTTTCGTCTGGGCTAATGAAGAAGAAAGCGGGTTCGATTCTGCTTGTATCTTTTTGAACGAAAGAAGCATAAAGTTTGGCAAGAGACTTTTTGTTGAGTTCTTGTGGATATCTAAGAACCCCAAGGTAGGATTTAAGCTTTTTAAAGAAGCAGTTAAATTCGCAAGAAAAAATGATTTTGAATACGTATCAGTGTCAACATCAGAAAGAAACCCAAACACACCAAAGTATGAAGATTTTTATGAGAAGCTAGGCTTCATAAAAGACTCCTCAACCTTTATAGCAAAATTATGAATAACGAAGTAGCAAAAAAAATCAGAGAGATAATAAAGCCTCAAGACCCTACCACTAGACGAGTTTACAGAAGAGCAAAAAAGCAGTATATGAAAACGCCCAAACATTTAAGGGCTGAATTTTTGCTTTCTCTTTCTGAATTACTATCCAATGATGACTAAGAAAATTAATTGGTCTGAAAATCAAGTAGGCGGCTTTTGGGTTAAAGCCACAGCTAAAGGTAATAAATTTATGTCTGGTACAGTTAAAATGAAGCTATCAGATCTAAAAGAAAACTTTTTAGAAGATGATGGAGAAACAGTAACTATTAGGCTCGCTGTTTTTAAAAACGATTACAAAAAGGATAATAATCCAGATTTTAATTGCTTTACTTTTAAAAAGAATTCCTCTGATATTTAAAGTTTGAATAGCTGTGTCCAGTGCTAGCTACAAGGTATAATCCACTTTCTGTATAGTTTATAGCTACTTCCACAGGTGAGCCTGTATTTGAGTCTACTATATCGAATAAAGGCATTCCGCTATTCAGTGGTTGTATAGAAGTTCCAGTAGCACTTAGCTTTACATTTTTTGATACATTGCTGTAAGGATTGAGGGGGTCTTTAAATTCAAGTGAATAATCGAATGTTGTATAAACCCATTGACCGCTTTCGTTTGTCGGTATTGTTTTAAACAAAAAGTCTGGTCCATCATAAACACCTGAAGAAATACCGTAGCTCTCTTTGTTTATTATCAGCTTATCTACTATTCCAGAATAACCTGTTACCTCTTGATTTATAGATCCCGTTTTAAACATATTGCTTGAACTTGCACCTTTATAAGAAATATTAAGTTCTGGAGCGTCAGTTGGGACGGGGGCTTCTTCCGATTGGTAAATCTTATGTGGTCCAAATTTAACTGCATTACCAGAGCCTATTTTTGAGTTTCCCACTAAAGAGTACCAGTAATCTTTGTTTGTTTCTATGCCAAAAGAACTATTTAACTCTATGTTGAACGATGCCGCGGAAGCATCGAGGTTTTTTGAAATAACCTTGTTTGATTCGCTTAGGCTGAAGTTTTCATCTTGAGATGCGTAAACGTCTATGTGAGATGCTTTTGTTTTTTTGGTGTTGTTGGCAAAAACAGTTTTTATTATAACTGAGTCCTCTATAGACCCAGAAGGTAAAGCTCCTGTAGTAGATGATCCAGTTTTACTATCAAACCATTTTGTTGTTCCTTGTTTGTCTTGTATCTGAACTTCTGGTATGTAAAGATTATTTCCGTAAGTGAATATTTCTGCAATACCATCTTGAGATAAAACATCATCCTTTGTTCTTGCTCTGACTCCGAAATTAGGCTCGTATTGACCAAATACTTTTATGTTATCTTGCTCAGAGAATACAAATTTAGAAACGTAACCTTCTAAAAAGTTGGGGTAAGCTACTATTCCATTCTTATCTAATATATCATAAGATACAGATTTAAAAAACGGACTATTAGTCATATCTGTAGAATTTGAAATGTAATTATTTTTTCTATCTAAGAAAGAGAATTTAAAAGAAACATCTCTATCCAGGTGTATTCCGCTACCTCTACCTATTATAGATATATCTTTAGCATCATAATTAAAAGAAGTCTCAAAGTCGTAAATAGGATATTCTCCGAAAGGGTCTGAGTTTATTCTTATTGACCCAAAAATTCCTCCTGTATATTCTCCAACTGGATTACAAGGGTTGCCTGTCTGAACAGATCTATAAATAGAGCTATCATTAAATCCTGTAGAGTTTCCAGAGAAAGTCCAGAATCCACTTCCAGAATTGTACTGTATATCTACAGTATGATAATCGTAGTTGGATACTTCTGGAGTTCCCGAGTAGTAATCATAATATCCGCAGCTAGGAGAATTCCCAGTGCCTCTTTTGATTCTTATGTCACCAGTTGGACTTACTGATGGTATTTTGACATATAATGGTGTGCAACAATTAGACATGTTATTAATAATATATTATTTTTGTTTTTATTCAATAGTTACACCAGCTAAAGTAGTACCTTCATTTTCCTCCTGCTCTTCACCATCTTCTTCGTTTATGTCTTCTACTAATAAATTAGAAGAAGAAGGTTCTGAGTCATAAAATCTTTTATTATAACTTTCATTATTGAATATATTAGAAAGAGCCTGTATTTTAAAGTTGTGTTTTCCTATATAACGAGGCTCAAAAACTGCAATCGTTGAGGAAGTCGTCAATGGCTCGCTAGAAGATCCATTAGGTTCCTCAAAGTAATAGTAGTATCCAGTAGCGTCAGCTATAGGCTCCCATTCCGCCACCAAAGAGAAGAAATTTTTTCCTTCTTCCGTTTCCGTTTCTAAGGTCAATTCCACATCTGGACTCTCTAGTGTTATGTAATTAACATTATTTATTTTCAAATCGTTTACATTGTAATCGTCATATGTATTATCTGTTTGAGCCGATTTGTCACCTTTTTCTATCTCCTCATACTTTCCAGAGTGGTATTTAGAAGCTATTATATTGTAAGAATAATCATCTTTTTCTTTTATACTGTTTATCTTAAATACCTGGTCTTCTGAATCTTTTGATTGAAATCTATAAGTAGACCCTTCAGGAACAAACTTAAGCAAGCTAGAGTTTATGTCATTTTTATCTATGTATAGTTTGTCTCCAAATTCTTCTGCTTGTTGTCCTTTAAATCCACCCCATCCAGTTACTGAGAAGGTTCTTATTTGTGTGTTGCCGTTTACATTTATTTTTTCATTCTCAACACCTCCTTGATAATCCAAATCAAACAAACTATCAAAAGTCTGAAATACCCCAGAAAAGTTTATTTGTGCAACTCCACTTCTTTTATTTGTTGAGTTTTTGTCATATACAAATCCCGATACAGATTCAGAAACTCCTCTTGATAAAGATTTAAAGCTGAATGTATTGTCTCCAGTGTCGGATATGAAGAGGTTGTATTCATTGCTTTTTTCAAAAGCCTTGCCTGTTGAGAAAACCCATCCAGTAGCCTCAGTGTCAAACCATATAAACCTATTATCTAGACCAGTGTAAGAAGCGTACTGTTCATAAAGTTCCTCTTCTGCGTTTTCTTCTATGTATGAGTAATCATAACCATTTTCGTATTTATCAAACCTATAAAGAGAATCGAATTTACTCTTAAAATCAGGATAAGAAGGATCTATGTCCATTTTAAAATCCGTAACCCTTTTTCTTTTTAACGAAGCCTCAAGGTCAAGGTCTGATTTAGATAAATTTCCAGTTGGCAAATAAACAGTAACCTCATTTTTATTCTTTGATATATCAAAAGGAGCAGATGTTCTTATTGAACATTCTGTAGGGTCGACGCTTAAAACTCTACCTATATTATCCCTCAGAGATTTAAGGTCGTCTTCAATGATTATTAAATCTCCAGGCTTGCAAAGCAGGGATTCATTACCAGCCTCAAACATAACAGACTCATTTTCTTTTGTCGTTTGGTACATTATGTGTTTAGCCGCCCTCTTAGCCATGGCTTTAGATGTGACTCCAGCTGCGGTTATATCTTTTTTGAATATACCTCTCTCTAGAATATCTTTTTCGTTCTCTACGTATTCTATTTTAGACTTGTAGTCGTCATATCTGTCCTTATATGAGACTTCTACTGCGTTAAATTTCTCGTCTCTTTTGTAACTAGAATAAGAAAACAAACCGTCTTTAACATTAGAGTTAGTGAAAAGAGCTATTGGTTTTTTTATTCTGTCGTCAGAGAAACTTATGGTAGAGTTTTTAAAGTAAACTATACCTCTAAATATAGCGGCTATAGAATTTACCGCGTCAAATATCTTAGTACCCTGAGTAAAGGCTATATTACAATTAAACCTTGGCTCCAAACCCCCTCTATCGTCAGAAGCACCTACGAAAAAGCCTTCTTCGTCTACGGAGTCGCAAAATCTACCTATAGAATATAGCTCCCACTTATTTATTTGTTCTTCGAAAATCTGCTCTCCTAATCCGTATCTTGTAGAAGTCAACATATCATATAGAATCCAAGCTGGATTATCACTCCAGGCAAATTTAAAAGTGCCGTCCCAGTCACCTTTGTATATTTGTTTATTATTGTTAGATGTGTTTTCAAAATCAGATATTGTTTTAAAATATCTTTTGTCTTTTCCATTTTTAAATGTCGGATAATAATTAGATGGTATTTTTATTTTTTTAAATTTACCTCTATATGTTCTTTTGGGTATATCACTAAATACTCTAGAATCGACCTTAGAGCCAACCACAGAAGAAAAAGGATAAGTGCATTGTGAATCTATTATTTCCGTGACCTTAATTAGCGACATATCTTTACTTATTAAGGTTGAGTTTGACTCCGTAGATAGTTTAATAACTCTAATGTACCTCCTTTGTTTCAAATCTTCTCTATATTCAGTATCCTCAGATAGCTCTGAATAAGGGAGGGCTGGAAGCAAAAATGGCTTGTCTATACCTCCTTGTGCTACTGTCTCGATATCTCTATCTAACTCTCTTATGTCTTTGTATTCTAATATTGAATCTTTTGCGTCAGGGTTTCCTATATCCATGTAGTTGGGTGTTTCCACTAAAGCTACTATTTGAAAAAACTTACGAACGAAAACAGACTCTGAACCCTGTTCGTCTATCAAGCCTGTTTCGACTAATATGTTAACTGGTGCTGGGATTCTAGAACCTAACTCTCCTCCTTTGTATTTGGTGTCTTCAGTTGTATCAAGCAGAGACTCTACAGAAATAGTTATAAAACAAGATGAGGTGTTGGGGTTTTCTACAATATGTGTTATTGGTTGGGCTTTTTCATCATAATCTATTTTTGATTTATTCCATGCATGATAAGGTTTATTTCCACCCCCCTCTCCTTCTGCATTTCTGTAATCAGAGCTTCCCTCCGAAGCAGAAAGTCTGAAGTCATCTTTCATCGGGGGTATACTATTACTATTGAAGTTGAGTTTCGGAGTTATACCGTTCAACTTCTTTAGGTCGTTAGTTTCGCTTAGTTTCTGAATACCCAAATAGTCAGTACTGAGATTTCCAGCTGCATTTCCTTTTATAGCGCCTCTTACAGCAAAAGGTCCAATCAGCTTGGAGTTGTAATAGTGATCAATAAAAATATTTCTAAAATAAGCGAGAGGTTCTTGCATCTGGCTTCCATTTCTAAATTCAACCATCACATTGGAGTAATTGTATTTCTTGGCTCCTCTGACTGCATCTATTCTTTGTGATATATCGAATACAGCTAAACCATCTATGTTTTTATTGTAAGATATTTCCTCTTTATCCATAAGGAAGTTGAAGTAACTTATAGTTTTACTGGTGAACTTACCTTTTGTTGTAATTCCGTATAATATCAGACCTCCTTTTCCGCCTTTTCCGCCTCCTGTATTACTTTTATTTACAACTTCTGCGGATCTTTCATTATCTACATTTAATATCTCCATGTAAAAACCTTTAACTTTTCCATCCCAAATACCATTTGAATCAAGGTTTGGTATTAAGAAGTTCAATCTTTTTCCTAGGTAATCTCCCCTGGAAACCAAAGATTTAGGCTCAATTGAGTAAGATTCTTCTATATTTCTAGTCGGCGCGTCTTGCTCTATTATTGAAGGCGCTATTGATGTTATATACGCACTATCTATTACAGCGGGAGTCAACAAAGACGGGATATTAATTGAGTAATATTTGTCCCCGAAATGGAAAATTTCTCCATTGTAGTACGTGGTATTTGGTTTTATATTCTCTACAAAATTAGGATCTCTAAAAATTTTATCATGCAAAACTGGATCGTAACCCTCTATAACTTCGTCTTCATTAAACGATACAAAAGAGTAAGGAGGTATAAATTCATCAAAAGCCTCTCTATCGTCAGTTATAGACAAAGTATCCTTAACAAATTTAGATACTTCTTCTCTTGTTATTTCGGCTATAGACCCGTCTTCTTGATTTATATTTGCGCTCACACCTGCAAGCTCTAAGGAAAACCTTAAATATTCAGAGCTTAAACCTTGGCTTCGTGTTTTGTTTACGTTGACTTGATCAATCAGTTGATCAATAGCCTCTGATACTTTTTTTCTATAAATACCTTCTTCGAGATTTGAGTCCAAAGATCTTGACCAGTTTGAATATTGGAGGCATATTTCAGAGTATAGGGTGTCATTTAAAAGATCATCCTTAACTTGTTTTTCAAAGAAAATTGTACCTCCACACGCTATCTTCCTACTTTTAAGGTTGTCCCTTTTGCTATATACCCCAAAATGAGATCTTGCTTGTTCTAAAGTGTGATTTCTTAAATAGTATGACCATTGAGTATAATTACTAAAATATTTTTTATTTCTGCCGTAAGATCTTTCGTATTTTGCAACTTTTGCTGATAAAGATTCTTCTGCATAAATTTCTCTCGCTTTATCGAGGGTGACAACAGAGTTATCACTGTATCTTGCGGCTATTCCGCTGTAACCATCATCCGAAGATATGTCGATGCAAGCAAATTGATTTTCCGCCAAGTCAATCCTAGACCCACCCTGACCAAAAACTCCAGGGTTTATGAATTGAGATATCAAAACTTTATTGGACGATTGCTTTATTGGGTTTTGGTATTTGTATGTTTTGAGTTCTTGACCAATGACTTTTGACCTTGAGTAAATACTAGACCCGCGACCTGATCTTCTCTTGGAATAAACATTCACCAGTTTGTGTTTTACAGATGTAAAACTATACAATGCATCCTGATAATCTTCAAGTATTTCATGAGATTCCTTGACAAGATCTATATAATCATTTATGTAGCCTTCGGCTTCTGGTTCAAATTCTTGAATAGCCTCGTCATACCTCTGAACAAAGTTCTCGTTGGTCACCTCTATTGGTACGTCATTTAGATAAACTCCCTGCATGTAGGATGAAGGGTCTAATACGTAACCGTTCGAGTTGACTAATCCTTCTATAGGTCCGTCTGAAATTAAATCTACTGATTCTGAATAGGAAAAAGATGCAGCGACAGAATAGTCACCAATCTGTGGCGGTTTTAAAACTGGAGGTTTTGGCTTGGAGCCTCCGCCTTTTGATCCAGCGATACTATTTTTTATTTCAAAATGCTTCATTTTTTATTTTTCTAATTGGCTAGAAGACCTTGTTTGCGTAGAGGTAGAGTCCAAAGCGTTCCTTCTAAATGCCTTAAATGTTTCTTGGTTTTGAGGGTATGTTTTCAAGCATGTTTGTATAACCTCGCTGCCAACCAATAGTTCCCCATAACAAACGGGAACAGGAGTCCCTTGAGCAGCCCTGTTTTCGACGCCAGCGAAGGTAAATGATTTTTCTAAGGCTTTTGCGTTTGCGCTTATCTCTGGTGGCTTCGGTGGATCGGGCATCATCATTATCTGAATTGCTGTAGAAACAATAGTGGTAATAGCAACCGCCGCGAAAACAGCACCTCTACCGCTTATAATAGGCACTAACTCTATGGTATTAGCTCTTTGTTTTTTGCTGTTCTTGCTTGTGTCCATAAATTTTTCACCATCGACGACAATGCAGTAATCAAAACCAGCTCTACTTAGTTCAAATATTCTTTTTTTAAACCCTTTTCTATTAGCTTCTATTGCTTCAAAGATGTCCGAAGCTTTATCAATTTCCATAGAAAAAGATCCTCCGAATTCATGACCTAATAAGCCGTGTATTTCTATCTTAGTCATTTTCTTTTTTAAAATTTGTTATGGTTTCTCGATTAGCAATGCTTCTCTTTGGTAAGTAGATATTTATTTTTTTTGTGTTTAGTGAGTAAATAAAAAAAGGCAAACAACTGTTTTCAGACATGATGATATCTTTTTCTGATTCAGTCTCGTCACCCACAACGTGACTATGGAAAACTGCTACAGGTTTATAATTTTTTGTGAAAAGCAAATACTCCATAGGGTCTATTGAAAAACTATCTCTTGGAGATATTGATTTATTCTCACATAAAAAAGCGGTCAGATTACCATCTGATTCCCCTACTAATCCGCATACTTCTTGGGAGAAGTTTGAGGTAGACCATTCTTTTATTTTCAGAAGGATGCTTTTTGCGTTTTTTGTTTTGAAAGATTCTTTATTCATTTTGTTATACTCTTTGGAACCCGAAACCGTCAGTCCCTGGGAAACCCCCGAATGGAAGATAGGATAATTCTTCTTGTGTAGAAACGTTTTGGTTTACTGAGTAGTTGTATTTATACAGAACCCTAAAAGGCTGATCATTATTGTTGCCGCCGCTGTATATCAAATCGTTTTTTTCGTTACTCTTGTCTTCAAACCCTGTTTTACCTTCTAAGGCAAAAGGCTTGTCCCACCAAGCTAAAAGACCATTTAGTATAGCTCGTTCTGCTGGTATTTGGCTATCAACAAATTCTGAATATGGTCTCATTCTCAAAGCACCGTTGTCCATTTTGCGGTATAGGAGATCTATTTCCTCATCTGATAAGGTCCTGTCCCAAAAACAAACTCCTTCTACTTCAGTATTAATAATACCGTTGCGAGTATAACTTGTGTTCCAATTTGAATTTTTGTCTACAGTTAAAACCTTGAAAAAGTTGTAAGTTTGATTTTGACTGTAACCGTTAACTCCCCTAGTCTTGACTTTGGTTCTCGGGTTGTAATGGGAAAGCTCTGTGTTTTCAGGGGTCACTCTAGTAACGAACTTGTAGCCTTTTCGACCATCTACAGTTGGTTCATCATAAGGTTTAACGCCTATGTATCTGTTCGTTCCATTTAAATCTCTGTAGTATAAATAATCGGTGTTAGATCTGTCGTAGTGAGTCATTTCTAATCCATTATAAACATTTTGGTTTGTATTTAGATAGAATGTCTGACCCTTGCTTGATATACCAGGGTTTCGCACAAAACTATAAGCCATAGTCCAACCCCCAGTACCACTTAGTGTTTGCAAAAAGGGCAGCTCTTTGTCGGGCTTAAACTCAATACTTACTGGAGTACCGCTGTTTAGAGAATTTATACTTGCTATAATATTTTCAACCTCCTCAGTGCCAACGAATCTAGTAACTATTCGGTCTGAGGTAAATCTAAGCTTGCAGGAAGAAAGCTTTTTGTTGCATCCGTCTCTGTCCCAAAAATTTGGATTATCGTCTGGATTTAAACCTCTTACATCTGTTTTTGCTACATAATAGTTAAGTAGAGGTCTTGGAGGGTCTATGCCTTTTGGGTCAGAAACCCTAACTCTATTATTTCTGGTGAAGACTACATCTCCAGTTGTATAGTTAACTTCTTTACTGTATTCTTCCTGGGTAGATAAACCTGTTATTGGTATTTGTTTTTCATAAATATCAGCGAAAGGTCTGCCGTCTTCTTTTTGTATAGGAGGTCCATCATACTGGCATCCGTCACCCCTGTATTTCCAGTAACAATATTTACCAACGATCCTCCTACTGTTGACTTGAAAATTATCCAAGTCCAAAGGAGATGTTAATTCAAACTCTACATATACTTTGTTTTCTTGGCTTTTCTGAGATATAACATACTGCTCTTCCGATATCTGAGCTGAAGAATCAGATTCTCCATAAGGATTTCCTCCGTCGAAATTCTCGTCATCCAAAAACTTAACGAGCGTTCTTTTTCTGGTTATTCTTGCGTTCTTAAAATCGCTATGCTTCTTAAGCATAGTAGTAACAAAATAATCCTTATTAGAGATTTTTATTTTGGGTCTATTGACATTCCCGTCTGCGTTTACTTCAAAGCCTTCTATCTCAATAGCAACAGGTATATACGTGGTTCCCTGCCAGATAACGCCTTTTTCAAATATAGAGCCGTTATGGATAGGTGCAAAAGACTCAGGACTATTGATGATATCTGGGTATATGATATACAAATCAATAATCGCTGATGGCTCTAAACTTAATAGAGAGCTTGCTATTTTATTTGATCCTTCTCCCATAAAACAAGTTACACTTTTAATCTTATTTTATGACATTTTATTGATTTTTAAAGACCTATTTAACTTAAGTAAAAAAAATATTGCAATAATGTTTTTACTATGTATAATATAGCAACATGGAAAACGTTATTTACAGAGTATTCGACAAAAAAAGCAGGTATCACCAGAGTTATTCCTCTAAACTAAAAGATTCTCGCTGCTGGGCTATTGATTGTGCGGTTTTGCTAAAAGGTCTTGTCAAAGAAGATACTATCGACAGCCTTGGGTGTACGACCAACTCTAAAGTCATATATTCCTCAGAAAAGAAGTAAAGATGAGGGTGGATCAAGTAGACTTTGGTAATGAAAAATGTAGTGCAATTATAAAAAAGTACTGTATAGAGTCTTCACCGTTCAGCTCTATAGACATTCACAAGTCAATATCTTTTCGAAATGTTGCCTCTGAAAATTTTGTAAAAAGCCTAGAACATGAGTGCAGACTTTCGTTATGCTCTGTTTCTCCTGAAGGTGAGTATTTATTCTTTGCTTTTTTTAAGAAAAACAACAATGAGTTTATAGATCTTCACTTCGCCCTGCCAAACACAAACCTAAAACAATCTCCTTCTCAGATGAGAAACTGTTTTTATGATTTATGCCTCCATGCTTTGGATAATCTGAAGGTTGAAGAAATACAAGGAGAGGTAATTAGGGTTAGCAAGAAGAACAGCTATAAAATATTTTTAAAAAGATATATAAAAGCTATGACCTACAAAGAAAACGAACATTCTGAATACGATTCAGTGTATCTAAATAGAGAATCAATACTTGCTCATTGTGAAAAACTTAAAATTCAAAGTAATAGGGACAAACTCGACAACCGAACACCTTGAAGATTCCATCTTTGAGTTCGAAGAGTTTGTTTTTACGCAGAGAAATCAGATATTAAGCTCAGTATTTGAAGGCGCTCAGTATCTTTTCGATATTAAATCTGTAGCTATGTGCGACAAAGGGGTTTTGATTTCTGGTTTCATCTCTGACGAAACTAACAAAGTGGGCAGAATATCCTTTAAATATTTGCCATAGGCAATATTTGTGTGTATGTATTTGTATGTCTACATCAACACAATCAAGTCTTGTAAAACAACTAGGAGGTTATGGTGGCTTAAGGGTCACAGGCACTCAAACAATAACGGGTGAATTTATGGCTATTCATGCTTTAGATGACTGCACAATCGGGGCTGGAACAGTAGGGAATATAGATAATTTCTCTGGATCTGCCATTACCCTTGGGGATTGTATTGTTGGTTATTGGACTGCCATAGAAATAAGCGGGGATGCTATTATTTACAACGCTAAATAAAGAAAAATGAGATTCCTAAGAATGCCT